TGATTTATAATCAGCGGATACATAGATTTGTACAGCGCCTCCTGCAGCAACAGCTGCGTCTGAGGTGTTTACAAGTGTCGCATCGTCTGTAACGTCATCGGTACCATTATGAAAACCGATTACATACCCGTACCGCTTATGAAACGAATTACGTTTCTCCGTGAACTTAAATTCCGGGTCATCGGTGGGGGATTTCGCTACTTTAGAAACGAGTCGGAAAAAAGGGTCTTGCGCAATTGCAAGTTCAGAGAGTCTGTCTCCGAAATTATATCTTCTCCGTAAATCGCCTGTAGAGAGAGGAGTCCCACCACGCGGATGATCGGTTTCAGTCCATCCGGTTTGTGCGGATAGGGCTAAAGGTGTTGAAGCCATTTTCAACCTCCATTAGTTTATTAACCAAACAGATTATCCAAGTTGTTTTCAGACCCTGCTATTGCATCAAACACAGTATCATCAGGAGATTGACTTGGAGCTGGGGCTGACCCAGCATTAGCAAGTGAAGGCGGTTTCACAGATGCTTTACGCATTTGCTCAGTCACCTCATTCCTTGCCTCAGTAGCTATATTCTTTTCCCTTTCCGATCTTCGCTTTAGATATAAAATATCATCAAGTTCAAGTGTCTTATTTTTAGCGTAATCAACGAAAGTGCCCCACTCATCTTCAGACATATTGTGTTTTGTCTTAAAAGTAGATTCTGCGGCACGCTCAGTAGTCTCGGCTCTTTGTTTAGAAAGAGCACTATTTAACCTTTGCTGAACTATCCCGTCAACTGTAGCTCCCAATAATTTACCTGAATCAGAACCAGGATTAGATACAGCATCGTCAGCGTCAAACACAAAGTCTTCGTCTAAACTTAACTGTTCTTTCATACTTACAGGAGTCTGTCCACCACCCTCAAAATAATTCCTCACGTGAGTAATTAAATTGGGGTCTTCTTTCATAGCATCTAAGATAGGCATATATGGTTCAATTTCCTTTAATTGGCTATTCAACCTTTTTGCCTCTTTACTTGATGCCGCGTAGCGTTGTTGAATTTCATTTTCAACACTCGCTTCTTCTCTAACAGGGCTCTCATTTGTATTGTTATCTACAAACTCTTCGGAGGTTGCTGTTTGAGAAACGTCAGACACACTATCATCATAATCGGTAGTGTTTACTGACTTGTCCAGTTCAAGGAAGAACTCGTTGACATTAAAGTCATCACCGGACATATTGGTAGAGTCACTTTCAGGGGCCACAGCAGTCAGAAATTCATCATCACTGTCCATAACGTTGCTTACTTGCGTATCACTCATTAGTTGTTCCTTAATTTATCTATTTTTCCTTATTCTTGTCAACAGATTTTAATTTTAAGTCCATCTCAGCTTTAAACTGTTCAAATTCGCCTTTTAGTAGGCCTCTTAATAGCTTCTGTTGAGCTTCCGTTTCAAGAACATCCTTTCTTATTTCAGTACCAGCTGACATTACCTTTTGCTTAATACCAGCCTGAACAAGTTGGCGTTCAAGTGTTTCGATAGTTCCCTCACCATCTTTTATTTGTTCTGTCATTGATTCTATCTGAGACTGCATTTGAGCATACATAGACTTTCGCTCAATGATAGACTCTTTATTCCTAATATCGGTTTCTGCTATCATAGCAATATCATCAATCAATCCCGCCTGGAACCATCTAAAATATTCCTCAATAAGTGCCCACCTATTGAGTGGTAATGTCGCACCTGCTATGATACGTATATCAAAACGCGCACTTGCATAATCATTATATTTTCCTATTGCATGTCCATAATCGTTGTATATAGGAATATTCACTCTTACTTCTCTTTCCTCATCTTCACCAGCCAATGGCTGTACTATCCTAAATATTTTATCTGTTGTATAGTGAGACTGAGCAAGTTCCTTAAAAACCCTTCCAAGATGCTCAAGAGATGGCTCTACTATGTTATTCATCCATGCTTTTAGCCTGCGAGTACCAAATTCATCATTAGCAAGCAACCCTCTATATGTCTCAGCCTGCTCACTGGTAAAACCCATCATAGCTGAGGGAACACCAGATATATACTCAGCATCAGATTTTCCTTCCTGTGTAATAGTATAAAAAGCACTATTTATCGGGGCTGGAAGTACTGCAGTAGGTGGTTGGAATCCCTGCCTGTATTTTAGTAATGCACCAGGTGCTGATGAATATTGCTCCCACTCTTCTTCATCCACACTACCTTCTTCATAAAGCCATCTCATATTAGATGATAGATTAGCATTATGAATCATTATCTGATGAGCCTTATTAATTTCTTTCTGCTTACCAACAAGTGGCATTACTGCTGACATTGGATAAGGTGTTCCAGTGTATAGATATGAAACTGGCACTATAGGATAATTCTCATAAGGCATCTCATATTCATATAACCACTGGTCGGATACTACACATGTTAATTTGCAGTGCGTTTTAAAGAACCCCACAGCATTAACAAGATTTTTAGCAAATTCAGGGCTTTCCATGCGAAAATCGTATTCTTTCTTAGGAATTACCATCTGCTCAACCTGAGTAGCAGCGTCTTGAGCTTGACTCATTAATAACTGACTCTGCTCCTGAATAGCTTGTTGAGTCATCTTTTCAGCCTTTGACACTTCAAGCTCAGCTCGCTCTTCAATAATATCTCCTTCTTCAAGAGCCATCTGAACCTCTGTCTTCTTCTCTTCAAGCTGAACCATTAATTCAGCAGTATATTCCTGAATTTGAACCTCAACAGTTCTCTGAATTTCCTCCAGTTGCTCGTCTGTAAGAGGTATTCTAACAAACGCAGTTACATATGGGACTTTAGTCTTTTCGTATAATTCATAATAATCTAAAAGGTCATCGTCCTCTGCGTCCAGACTAATACCAAGAGTAATATCCTCTGGTAGAATACTCTGTGAATCACCTCTTGACGCCTCTGAAAATTGAGATACACTCCCAGAACCACTAGCCGCTTTCACCTTTCTCTCATATTCTGGGAGCATTTTCTGTAACTGAGTTCTTGCCAGGAGCTTTCTTATCATAACATAAGAAGCGTCCCTAAATAAGAAATCTCTTGAAGATGGGTCTACATATACATCATATGGGTCAATACGACTAAAAGTAACTTCTCCCATTCCCAAATCAGCATCCCGATCAACATCTACAAGAAAATAACCAATTCCTTTTGTAAGAGCATCAAGAGCTACCTGACCATATAAAGACTTACCATTGGATAGATACCAGCAATAATCAGCAATGTCCGAATGAACCTGAGCCACATCTACATCAGACCCTTCAGCACCCACAGCCTTCCACTTAGGATTATTAGCCGTTACAAAATACCTCATAATCTCAATAATAGGTAAGATTCTATTGATTGTAAATGTAGGCATACCCGCCTCTTCAATATCACTTCTCTCACTTGCAGTTAGCTGCTCTCCAAGATAAAAGTCATATCCCTCTTGACTAAGCCCCTGCCATCTCTGTCTGTGCAGATTATTAGTCTTCTCAAAAAGAGTCTTGACTAGATCAGCTTTCTGTTTATTAGATTTTCTACCTGGCTTTGCCATTATTCTCCCACCAGTTCAAAGTGAACCAAATCATCAAACCTGTTGTCTTTTACTTCGGTGTCCTGATCCCAGTCCCCGCCCCATCGGAGTTTCAAGGTTGGAACTTTCCTTTCGAGTTTTGTCGCCATGCCCATAACAAAACCACTAAAGTAATGAAACCTATCACGGTCTTCCCAGTCCACGGGGTAAGGAGCCACGTCCACGGCTCTCGAAGGACTAGCATTATGCTTACCATCAGGATAACGAAGCTTACTTCGTCCCGCGTCAAACGCTTGATTTTGTTCTTTTTCACCTCTGTGACCTTGTATTACTGTGCAATCAAAATGCTTCACTACTTCCTCAAATAACTTCTGCAATTTTATATCACAGGTTGATAACCTTTCTTTAGACCTTTTTCCAAATCTAGGCATTAGTAATCCTTCTTTTTAAACCTTTCAATAATATTATCTTCAATATATTGTTTTCTTCCCTTGTCTATTTTAGACTGTGTTTCCCTTTGTTCTTCTTTGTGTGACTCACCTGCATCATACTTCTTCCACCATCTAACAGAATTAATAGTGCGCTTATCATACATTCCAGTAACAGGTATCATTGCCCTTGGGTCACCTTTCTTATAACCCATCCTCTCTCTATACTTATTAAATGCCATCTGGAACTTTTTTACATTACTATTGGTTAGACCCCCTTCCATCCCTAAGTGGCTTACTATTGTGTTAAGATATAATCTTCCTTGTTTATCTGGCAACTGTTAATTACTACCTTTCTTTAATTGATTAATAATTTTATCCTCAGTACTTACACTAGTAGGCATTGACTTAACCATGCTTCTAAACTCTTTGCTAAAATCCATCTTTTGAAATGGGTCCATTCCCTTAGTTTTATCTTGATGAAACTCAAATAGCTGATGAGGGCTTATTATATTACCCTTTTTACTATATCTTGGTTCTCGGCCATAAGTCATATTCACAGAGCCCCAATCCGCTGATTGATTCACAGGCATACCTTCCTTAATTTTTCTCTGTTCACCCATATAGTAAGAATCTCTTGGAGTCATATTGCCTCTTCCAGAAACATTACCTTTAACAGGCTCACCTTCAGCATTAACACCACTGTAAGTATATGATTGCCTATTTAGTTTAGACCTCTCTACCTTACCCTCTGTTAACCCACGTGTGATATATTCATCTGTTACATATCCTTCTTTATCAAATCGAGATATATTAGGGTAATCTTTATCATAAACATCAGCTTTTGATGACTGAGCTCTATATAGACTATCTCCCTTCGCTACAAATGAACCAACATTAAATTCTTCTTTACCGTTACTCATTACGCCACCACCCAAGGCTTAGCTTTTCTTTTAGGTTTATACCATTCCTTTTTGTTGTCCTTAGACCTCTTATAATTGGGAGGAAATGCATGAACATTTGCATAATATAAACTTTCGATTGTATCATCATGCGCCATTCTTGGCCCAAATGTAAGTATTTCATGCTGTAAATCAAAATGATTGTCCCTTAAATATACTGTTCCCATGCTGAATCTACCGCTTAATCCACTAAAAATACGATTTCTTTTCTGAGTTCCGCCTGGTTTTTCAGGTATAACGGCTATATCGAAGCGATTTAATCGCCTTCTTTCATCATTTAATGACTGAAAGATAGACCTATTCATCGCCACGTCCTCTACAGTAGAGGATGTACAGTGATATTTGTTGTATAATTTGATGATTATGTCTACAACACCCTCTTTTCCTATCAAACCACCCTCTGGATTCTTTGACCCAACGGTTGGGATACTTCTATG